GGCTTTGAGAATAGGGGCGGGGGGGGCATTCTCGACGACCCCTTTCTGCCTTGGCCAGAGTCGCGCAGCCGCGGTCGCTCTGCCTATGGCTCGAACCCTGGCCCTGTTGCCGTCCGTGTAGCCGTTGACGTGACCAGACGGCTACAGCGAGACGCGGCGTAGCTCCTGCCGTATCGCCCAGGTGTGGCCGTTTGTAGCCGCGCCTCGCGCACAGGGTACGCGTTCGCGTCTCTCTGTCGGTTTCTTGTTTTTGGCCCTTCTCTGGCCCTACCTCTCTAGAGATCTCTAGTGCGAGAGATCTATGGCTACACGGCAACAGTAGGGCCAGAACGCTGACCCGCTGGCGATCGTAGCTGTAGCCGTTGCGCCGGGGCAGACGGCTACAGACGGCAACAGACGGCAACGCAGCGCAGGTCATGCCAGCACGTCCTCGATAGCGCGACGCTTGAACCGGTAGACGTTGACGACGGACCCATCGAGACGGACGCGAGCGCGACGCCCTGCGCCTGTGTGGATCTCCAGCCAGCCACGTTCGAACCAGCGATCAACCACGCCCACGTCGTACCCTGACGCCTGCAACAGCTTCCGGACAACGGTCGTTCGCACGTCCAGGTGCTCCCAAGTGTCGCCGCTGTTCCAGACGCCCAGCCAGCCCTGAAGCGGAACGCGTGGCGTACCGTCCTCCCTGCTGGTCTCGTGTCGACCCCAGAACGACGTGGGCTTGCTGGCCGCCAGGTCGTAGACCGCGCGCAGGGCCTCTGCTGGCTGGTCAGCGTCGGCGCCTCCAGCGGCTGCGCATTGCTTGGCGTAGGCCATCGGGTCGCATTCTGGCTCCGGTAGGCCGACCTCCTGCGCTATCCACTGCGCCAGGTGCAAGGCTGCGACGATACGCGACAGGCGCCGCGGGACTGCGCCGGCGCTCCTGAGTTCGCCAGCCCAGCGCGTCGACAGGTTGTCCCACTGGACCTGGACTGCCTCGAACGACCCTGGACGGTTCAAGAACTCGACGACCCGTCGGCCCAGGTGCCCGTAGTGTGCAACGCAACCCAGACCGACCTCGGTGGCCGTGTCGCCGTCTGGCAGTGGGTCGCCGCGCATGCACAGGACGCGAGCCCTGGCGCCTGCGTCTGCGGTAAACGACGTCAACGCCTGTTCGCCGTCGCTGTCGAGGCTGGACCGCCAGCGTTCGGTCACGCGCAACCCGACGCCCTTGGAGTCGTCGCCAGGCTTCCCTCGGAACGAACCCAGGCCCCCGCTGTGCATGTAGACGACCGCGGCGACGTCGTGCGCGCTTCTGGCCTTCTTGCTGTCGTCCAGGCTTAGCGGCAGGTTCCGCAGCATAGACGCGACCGCCTCGACGCCCACACGCGTTGTCTTCCAACTGGGCCGCATGGACGGGTTGCCCCAGACCGAGAAGGCAGCGCGGCCGACCGTGCTCTTCCCCTTGCTGGTCTCGCCGCTCCTGTCGATCGCCCAGTTGTCGCCCAGGTCGAACGGTTCGATCAAGACAGACGCGACGGCGTTGTACACAGCTAGCCAGAACATAGGCGACCGCCTGGCGGGCCTGACGACCTCCTCCAGCCAGCCGGCCCAGGTGCCCCTCGACCGGTAGGCGTTCGCCAGTTGTTCCAGGCCAGCGTCAGGCGCCAAGCTGGTCCGGTTGTCCTCGCTGCCCAGGTATTCGCTACCCAGCAGGAACCCGCCGCCAGGCAACCAGCCGAACCGACCGGCGACGCGTTCCAGCGGCAGCCGGCCGGCGTTCTCCTCGATCGCTGCGTCAATGTAGAACGACAGCGCGCGGGAGTTCCCTGTCAGGACCGGCAGGCCATGGCGCGACAGGGCGACAAGGGCGCGCGTGTCTGCGAACGTCTTGGCGCTGACGACCCGCTGATCAATCCGTCCGCTGACCTGTCGCCATGCCAGGCGAACGCTGAACCCATGGCCGTCGACGTCCTCCAGGTAGCCGACGACCCAGATCGGTCGGGTAGCGATGCGGTCTGCGCCCTCTTCGGTCTCCCGCCAGACGCCGGCCTGGGTCACGCGCCAGCCTACAGGCGCCCTCCAGCCGTCCGGGACGCAGGCAGGCGCCTGATACCCCTCGTCGTCGTCTGCGACGCGCAGGTGCGAACGCTGGCCGCCTTCTATGGCCTGCTCCTGTTCGCTGCTGCGCTCCTCGACGGTTCCGCGGAACATGCGAACCGACGGACCCAGACCGCGAACGGTACCCGCCAGCATCAGCCAAGCACGCCAGCCGCCGCGGTCCAGACGCGCGAACGTCGCCAGGTCGTCGACCTTTCGCCGGTCGTCGGCCAGTTCCGCAAACGCGCGGATCAGCGGTTCCTTCTCCTTGGCGTCGATGGCCTGGCGCAGCTCGTCCAGCAGCTTCCGGCCGCGGTTCGCTGCGTCGCTTCCTGCTGGCTTCTCGCCGAGCAGCTTCTCTGCAATGTCGTTTGGAATCATCGGGCTACCTCACGAGGAGAGCATAGTCGTACAAAGACGCAGACCAGCCGCACGACTGGCGGTGGTTGCAATGAGCCCAGCCTGCCGCGACTGCAAACCAGACAGCGTCGCGACCGCAAGATGGGCATCGGCCGTACCGCGCCAGGTCGGCGCCGTTGTTGGCCCGGATCAGCTTCATGTTGGCCATGACAGCCAGCCGGCGGCGCGCGTCTCGGTCGGTCGCCATGACCCGGCGCAGGTTCGTCTCCTGTGCGCCCTTGGACCGGATCTCTTCTCTGGCCTTCCTTGCCATGCGCTGGCGCTGTTCCTTGCGCCGCTGGGCCTCGCGCTCTTTCTCTGTGTGCAGACGCTGGGCCCTGGGCCATAGGTCGATCCGTTCTCCCTCGACCCGTTCGCTGTAGTGCGGACCGCCTGCGCCAACTGCCGGAAGGTAGTACGCCCTCGACGGGTCGCAGCACTGAGGGTCCGCGCCTTGTCCCTGGTCGCGCAAGACAGACCGGTACAAGTCTCCCCACCATTCGCCAGGGATAGGCCGCAACAACGGCAGCACGACACGACAGCGCGGCGCCTGCTCGCTGTGCGACCAGGTCGTGTACCCGACACGCTCCCAGCCATCCCAGCGCGCCAGGGCCTTTGGGACGGTCAGTGCAGCGTCGTCGTCGTAGTCCAGGACCAGCGCCGTCACGTTCCGAACGCAGGCAGACGCGCGCCTGGGTTCTGACAGTTCGACAGGCGACCAGAGCGGAGCGGAGCGCAGCCGCTGCTCCTTCGTCCCGGTGTGAGGACGGAACCGCTGCAGGTCTGCGGACAAGGCAGGCCAGGAAAGCCGAAGGATCTTCGGGTTCCTGCTGTCGAACGTCGACGCGTAGTAAGCGACGATCACGGTGCACCCTCCAGCATCAGCCCTGCACGCGCTGCTGCCTTGCATTCCTCGGCCGTCGGGATGGGTGAGGCGACCGCAACGTCCCAGGGGTTCTGGTTCGCGTACTGCTGCCAGGGTTGCAGGTTCCGCTTCGACCAGCGGTGGCCAGCGTACAGCACGTCCAGCAGGTCGGACGCTTCGCCTTTCGTCAATGCCCAGGGGATCCGGCAAAGGTGCTGCAACGCCAGCCGCAGGCGCTTCGAGCAGCTACCGGCCAGGCGCTTCGCTTTCTTGATTGCCTCGACCTGCTTCGAGCTGACGTGCGCCAGCCTCCAGCTCTGGTCGCCAGTGTCGTAGCGGTCCAGCTTGATCATCCCTCGCGCTACCATTGCCAGACGCAGGGCGATCAGGAACCCGATCAGGTTGTCGAGCGCGACGACGTCGCCGGGTCTGGGTTCGCCCTTCTCGCGGTAGGTCGACCCGTCGCGCGCCTCTTCTTCGGCTGCCTCGCGCATGGCCTGGCCGATGGCCTCCAGCGACGTCAACCCATGCCGACCCAGGAGCAGCAGCGGGTCCAGGACGACGCCCTCCAGCTTCGCGCCCAGGGCCTCTGGCGGGTCAGGGTCGACCCGGAACACGCGACCGATCTCCTGCAAGAACCGCACGCGCGCGTGCACGTTTCGACGCAGACAGATCCACCGCAGCCACGGCAGGTCGACGCCCTCGGCCAGCAGGCTGACGTGTACCAGCGCGCGCAGGTCGCCCGTCCGCAGGCGTTCCAGCTTGGCCGCGCGTTCGTCCAGGCTGTGCTGGCTGTGGATGGATTCAGCGGCCAGGCCCTGGTCAGACAGCCAGGACGCGTACGCGTCTGCGTCTGCAATGTTCCGCGCGCTGACAATGCCAGGGCCTGCGCCTGCCTGTTCTTCGATCATCTCAAGACACGCACGGTTCAGATCGGCTGCGTTGTCGCCGTGGTAGCGCTCGTGGCGCATCGGGACCAGGACACCGTCGGCCATGGCGTCCTCCAGAGTGTACCGGTACAAGACCGCGTCGAACAGTTCCAGCGACTCCTTGGGCAGCGATCGGAACGGGGTTGCAGTGAACCCGACGAGCGACGCGGGGGCCAGCCGCGGGATCTCGGCTCGCAGGGTTGCGCCCTGTGTTCCGTGCGCCTCGTCACAAATCAGCAGCGCAACCCGTCGCCCCTGCTCCTCCAACGCCTGACGCAGCGACGGTACAGACGAGTTGCACGCGACGACCACGCGCCGGTCGTGCTGTTTGCCTCGTTCGTAAAACGTGCCAACGGTCTCCTCGCCCAGCCAGCGGCGCAGGGTTCCGGCGAGCTGTTCGACCAGCGCCTGGCGCGGTGCTGTGACCAGGACGACGCGGTCGCCTGTCTTCGGCAGCGCGGTAGCCACGAGCGCCGTCTGTAGAATGCTCTTGCCGCTTCCCATGACAGCCGACACGATCCCACGTTCTCCGCGGCGCAGGGCGTCGACAATCACCGGCAACGCGGCGCGCTGCCAGTCGCGAGGCACCCAGGGCGCCTCGTTCCATACGTCTGTCATCTTCGGTTCTCTGTCTGTTGGTAGTGGAGTCGGGTCTGTCGTCCGACTGTCAGGGGCGCGCCGTCTGCAGGTGCGTCAGCAGGTCGCGACCTGGCGTGACGCCGTCAAGGTCCAGCGCGCTCTTAAGGATCGTCAGGTGAAGCGCCGTCGTGCGCTGCCCTGGGCCCCACGTCAGGCCGATCGGTTCGCTTGTCTCGGCCAGCAACCAGACGACGCGCACTGGGTCGTCCTCAATATGAAGCAACGTCTTGGAAAGTTGCGTGCGCAGTTGTGCGGATCCGTCTGGAGCCACCCAGAGTTCCAAGCCCTTGAGAGCGCCCGACAGCTTCCGCTGTTGCATCAGTTGCGACACGGCGTTCTCCTGTACAGGTACGCAGGCCGTCCGCGGCCTTCTGAGTAGCGCAGTCCGACGCGCTCGATCCTACCCTGTGCGATCAGCCGGTACAGGCAGCGGCGCACGCTCGACAGGTCTCGACCGAACTCTTCGGCCAGTTCGGGCGTCGTCGCCTGTCGGCCATCCTTTAGAGCGCGCAAGATCCGACCGCTCGTCGGCTGGTACCCTTCAGGCATTGCAGCACCCACCGCAAGAGGACGGCGCGACCTGCTCGACCTCGGTTTCTGGCAAGACGTGCAAGACCCATCCGTTTCCGATCGCGTAGTAGGTCGCGCCATGCGGGCCCGCCTCGGCCGACAGGCAGCGGGTCGGCAGGTCCAGGACAAACCCTTCGCCCATTCGGATCAGCCGCCTGCCGCCGCTGCGCTCCAAATAGACGTGGCCGATCGGCAGACCTGGCGCCGTGCCTTTCGGATACTCGAACACGTTCAGACTCCAGGACTCGACGCCAGACAGACGCGCGTCGTAGGTCGCGCAGCGCGCTCGAATCTGTTCAAGTGTGATGCGTTCAGACATTGACGAAGGCCAGCGCGAACAGGGTCATACCAAACCCGACGGCCAAGCAAAGGCCCACAGCCAGCTCGTCCGAACGCTGTTCGATCCGCTCCTGGACCGCGGCGATCCGTGCGGCAGCGTGGCGCGCTCGCTGTGCGTTCGCCTGTCGGTCTGCGAGTCGGTCCGCTTCGTCCAGGACGCGGTCGACCCAGTCTGGGGTGTCAGTCGTTGCCATTGTTGTCCTCTTCGGTAGCTACAGCGTGTTCGTATTCGACTCGTGCTGCCCAGCGGGTCAGGACGTCAGCCCTCGACTCGCCGGTCTGTCTGTCTTCGTCCATCGCGGCAACGACCCAGGGCTCTACTCGAACCGAGACCATGGCAGACCGTACGGCCTCGCCTTTGATCGGTCGTCCTGCTGTGCGCTTGTCTGTCATTGGTCGATCCTTTGGCCTCAGGCGGCGGCGGTGGCGGCTTCGAGGGCTGCAATCTCGGCAGCAAACTCCTCGGCCCACTCCTCGGCGCCATCTTCAACGGACACGTCGATGTAGGTAACCAAGTCCCGGTAATCGAAGCCTTCAGGGAATACGATCCCCTCGTCCGCGCAGGCCTTGAGGATGTAGGGCCTGCGGTCGCGGTAGCACGCGTGCATCGCCCGGGTGAGGCGGCCGCGCTCTGTATCGTCGTTGAGGGCCCACGCGGGGCAGCCTTCGTACCGGTTGGCCATATGGTCGGCCTTGGTTGCGGCAGCAAGCTTCGAGAGGAGTGCGGTAGCGGCGTTGAGGTTGGTCATGTCTGTCTCCGGGTCTCGCGGGCTTGGTTCGTTCCCCGCCCGACACAGACACCTTACCGCTTACCTATCTGTAGTGCAAGCGGAAACCCTACAAAACCGGGACCACCGACAGCGACACCCAACAAAAAGCGCCCTCTGCTGCGCGTTCTCGACGATTAAGGATTTTGCCCCATGCCTTCCGCGCTGCGATCTCGACGATCTGCGCGTCGTCCGCGAACAGTCTCGCGCCCTGTAGGCCATCGATCAATGATTTCAGGTAGTTGTCGAGATCTGGGCGCGTGGTCTTTGCCGTCCGCTGGCCGTCGTCGTCTGCGACTCGGAACCGGCTGGCCGGTCGCTTGCAAACGACTTGGACTTCGAGCCGCAACGGTACGCGCGCGCCGACCTGCCAGCCTCCCAGGTCGTCAGCGGCGCGCCGTGCAGCGGCTGCCACCGCCTGCTCAAACTCGCGGCTTTTTTCGTCGGTGTAAACACGGAACCCGCGGCCGCGACGGGCGAACCGGGGTCGCCCCTTGGGCACTGGTTCGCCAGGAATGCAGAACGACAGGGTCGGGTATTCGGTCATGGGTTGTCCTCTTCTGAATGGTGCGCCAGGGTACAGGCGATCAGACCCTATCGAGGAGGAAACGTTGACACCCTGTTACCGAGAGGAGCCCGACTGCGACTACCGCGCAGCGCTTGGCTTGAACTGGTCGACGCTCAAGGCCATGGCGACCAGTCCGAAGCACTACCGATGGCTCCGAGACAACCCCCGGCCAGATTCTGCCGCGTTCCGCCTGGGTCGCGCGACGCACGCGGCCATCCTGGAGCCAGAACGGTTCGAAGACGGATGGACGGTCTACCCTGGGCGGCGCGCTGGGAAGGCGTGGCAGGCGTTCCAAGAAGACAACCTCGGACGCGAGATCGTCAGCCAGTCCGAATACGACCAGGCCGTGGCGATGGCTACCGCTGTGACCCGCTCGCCTGCGCTGGCGGAACGCTTGAACGACGGCCGCGCGGAGTTGTCGCTATACTGGTCCGAAGCCGTCGAGGGTCTGGCCGAACCGCTCGCCATGAAGGCGCGCCTGGACTGGCTGTACCAGCGCGACGGCGTCTGGGTCGTCCTCGACGTCAAGACAGCACGCGAGATCGGCCGCACGTTCGGAACTGCCGCGGCACGGTTCCTGTACCATGGCCAGCTCGCGCACTATTGCGCCGGCGTCGCTGCCGTCCTGGGCGGAGAGGTTCGCGCGGAACTGCTGGTCGTCGAGACCCAGGGCCCGTACGACTGCGGCCTGTTGCAACTTGACCAGGTCGCGTTGGAATGCGGCCGCAAGCGACGGCGCGACCTGCTCGCGCGTCTGGCGCAGTGTACAAACGACGACGACTGGCCTGGACAGATTGCGACCCCTGGCTGGCTGCAGTTGCCCGATTGGGAACTGGCAACCCTCGACGATCTGGAGGCATGAATGGACCTGTCCGATACAATCGAACCGCGCAGCGACCAGATCAACGCAGACGACCTGCTGGCCGGTCCGCGTGACGTCACTGTCGCAGGCGTTCGACGGGGCAACCCTGATCAGCCTGTCGAGATCGTCGTGGCAGAGTTCGACCGCGTCTGGAAACCCTGCAAGACCGTCCGCCGTCTGCTGATCGCCTGTTGGGGCGCTGACGGGTCCGCCTGGGTCGGTCGACGCGCGCGCCTGTACAACGACGCGACGGTGGAATGGGGCGGACGCAAGGTCGGCGGGATCCGGATCTCGCACTTGTCGCACCTGGACTCCCTACGGACCGTGCTTGTGATGGTCAAGCGGGGCAAACGCCAGCCGGTCGAACTGCTGCCCCTGCCTATGCCTGCCGAGCCCTTGATGCCTGCCGAACCGGTCGACCTCCTCGACGTGCTAAAACAGCGCGGCTTGTCCTTGGGTCAGCTCGACGAGTGGGCCAGCACAACGGGCCGTCCGCTGGTCTCCTGCCTCGACCGCGACGGCCAGGACAAGGTCGCCGCCTGGCTGGCCTCTCCAAAGGCTGACGCGGTCGTGGCGTCCCTCGTCGGCTAAGCTGTCGCCGTGTCCTACAAACCGCCCGCAACTGTCGCACGCGCCGCCCGTCGAGGGTTGGGCCTGCGCCGCCTCGCGCCGAAGAGTCGTCGAGGCGGAACCGCTGTTGGCGTCGCGCGCGCTACGCAGCTCGCAAACCAGCGAAACGTCAGCCTCGACACTGTGAAACGGATGATCGGGTATTTCTCGCGCCACCTGGTCGACAAACAGGGCGCGACCTGGTCGGAGAAGGGCAAGGGGTTCCAGGCGTGGCTCCTCTGGGGAGGCGACCCTGGCGCGCGCTGGGCGGTTCGGATTCTGCGTCGCGAGGCGCCCGACTGGTTCGACACGTTCCTGGAGGGTCCGCGGAACCGCGCGCTCCTTCGACACCTGGGACTATCGACGCGGAGGCGTGGCAATGGCTGATCCCATCTCACAAGGCGAGGACGACCGCGGGCCCTTCTACCGCGTGGGCGAACGCGGCGAAAAGATCCGCTACCGTCGAGGCGACGACCGCAGCCGATCCCGTGCACGCTCCAGGGCGCTTCTGGCTGCGCGTCAGCGCCAAGGGAGGAACCCGACACGATCCAGCCCTGCGCGGGGGTCAGAACGCCGCAGAGGGTCACGGGCGAACCGCAGCGGGAGCGCAGCAGGGTCGCGCGGTGGGATCAAGATCAGCGCCGCCGTGGAGCAGTCGCTGCGGGACAAGGTCGAGGCGCACAACGCAGAGAACCCGCAGAAGCGCAAGCGCGTCGATCTGGGCATGCTGAAAGCCGTCTATCGGCGCGGAGCTGGAGCCTACAGCGCCAGCCATGGGCGGAACATGACCCGGAACCAGTGGGCGATGGCGCGTGTGAACGCCTTCCTGCGCATCGTGCGCACGGGTCGCGCTCGCAAGGGCGGATCGCTGTTCGATACCGACCTTCTGCCCAAGGACCACCCACGCAGGACAGAGGACTGACGCATGCCTGTTTTTCAGAGGGTCGACGAGCGCGGCCACTATTTCCAGTGGGGCGACACAGGAAAGAAGTACTATTTCGACCCATCATCGCTCGTCTCGTCTGCTAGGGCGCGCCAAAAGGCCCACAAGCAGGGGCGCGCGGTTCGGGCGCGTCAGGGCGCCGCCGGCGAGTACAAACGCTGAGCAGACCCAGACGACGCCCCGAAGAAGACAAACAGACAGACAGATAGCGCCGCCTGGGTTCTGACGTCTGTAACGCGCTCCGCTCAGTCGACCTCGTGTCGTTCCATGACCAGCGATTCTACCTTGTCGCAAGACGGTCGCTGCGCTGACGACTGGCCCATGGACCAGCAGCTAAGGAGCAGGCATTCAGCCGATCGCGCGTCGCCTCCAAGGGCCTCGACGCAGGCTGGCGGGATCTGCGCGAGGCTGGCGCGTACCTCTGCGTCGATGACAACGGGCGCGCCGACCGTTGCGGCCAGTTCGCGCTGGCCGTCCTGAATCGTCCCGATCAGTTGGGTCTGTTCGGCCAGGATCCGCTCCGTCTTCGAGCGCGAGACAGCGACGCCGACGCCAACGCCGCCGCCAAACAGCAGCGCGCCTGCAATGCACAGCGCCGGGATCATCGGGGATCGACCTGGTAGTGGGGACCGTCGCGCATTTTCCATCGTCCGCCCCAGGTCAGTCGGAACAAACCAGACAGCGCACCATCGGCCGCCAGGCGGGCCCAGGTCGCTTCAATATGTTCGTTGAGTGGATAGTAATACTGCCAGTCCCAGGAGACCGACCCGCCAACGTACGGCGCAACGTCGACCGCGAGGCTGTGCGGGGTCCTGTTGTGCTTGCTTTGCGGGTAGCGCAACTGAGACGCGCCAGAGTCGTAGGCTGCGTTTTGCTCTGCCTCGCCTCTGTACCCGCACAGCACAGTCATATCTGACGGGCAATCCGGGTCTGACAGGGCTTCTTTCATCAGCAGCACGAGATCAGGATGGCAGGTGTTCAACCGGTCCAGGCTTCGCTGGCTGAAGCGGTAGGTCATCCGACTGCCAAACGCAGCGCGAGACCGACCAAGCAAACGCACAAGCCCAACAGGAACCAGCGCCCCAGTTCCTCCAAGAAGGCAGCGTCCTCTGGCGTGTAGGGCTTCACTGAACCGAACGCCCCTGAAGGCTGTCGATGCGTGCATAGAGTCCGCCGATTTTCTTCTCGATCCGGTTGCCCTGTTCGGCGCACTCCTTGACCTGGAGCAGCCACGCAGCGCGGTCGGCTGCGTGTTCCGTGATCATCCTCGAATGCGAATCAAGATGTTGATCCACCCACCTCGATACTGCTGGGATCACCTTGGAGGAGAAGAAGCGCCAAGCGCCGAGCCCCATCCCTGCAAGGAGCAGCAACGACGAGAACGGGCCCGTCAGCAGGCTAACGATCGACGCGTCGTCCATCTCAATCTCCAGTCACGCGGCGCAGCTCATCCAAAACAGCGCGCGCGATGGTGCGGCTGGTTGCTGCGTTAGGGCTGCTTTTTGACTCGTGGTCATAGGCTGCCAGCCACTCTTCGACCTGATCAAGCGGGACAAGAACGGCAATAGCCCAACAGTCGACAAGGGTTGTCCCTCCGTCGTCGTCTGCGTCGCGTCCTGCCTTTTCTGTGGCTTCTTTGTCGATGTATACGTCTGGCATCGGTAGACCTTAGCTTGGGAGATTGAACACCACGACGCGGTAGTATGCGCGGATCTTTGCGTCCTCGCCTGCCGTGATTGTTCCCAGGGAGAAGGTACCAAGTCCGACCATCAGATTCAGGTCTGTCGTGGTGTTCGTGTACAGCATTCCGCTATTTCGAGAAGAACCCGCGAGCTCCTCTTTGCTGCTGTCCACGTTGACGTATGCGACTGCCTGCGCCCTGCCTCCTGCATGGTTGGAGGTTGCGACGTTCTGATGGTTGTTTGCGTTGGCAAGACTTAGCTGTGGCGTGTTTCCGTTGAAGGAGCCCATCCGAATGTTCCCGGCTCCTGTCAGAACCAACAGGCCGCCGTGTGCCTTGTTCGCGCCGCTCGTCGTCGCGGTGCCATCCTCGGCAGACGCGACGACGATCTCCGTCGCGAAACCGTTGTCGGGTGCCACGTATTCGATCACGGTCTGAAGCACGTAGGCGTCCCCTGACGTCACGCGCACGTTCGCGCCGTTGCTGTCGATTGCGTAGAGGGGGGTTGTCCATCGCGGCGCGCGCTGCGTCGTTCCAGCCGTCCAGGCGTAGTTGTTTGAACCTGCCGCCAGCGCGTTCATGACGACCCTGTTTGTCCCTGTCGAATGCGTGACACTGTTGACTAGGTTGTCTGGGTCCGTCAGCGTCCACGAGCTGTCCGAAAGGTTGATCAGGGTAAAACCCAAGGCGGACAAGTCGGCGCCAGTCGCTGCGCCGCTTCCGCCGCCCATGCCGGTCGGCTGTTTTGGGAAGAAGGTTGGCGACCCTGCCATGGCTACCAACCCTGCCGAAAATGGTAGACCGTCGTGATCGAGTTGTCCGCCCCTGCGTCAACCTTCGATCGATGAAAGAAGGACGAAACCTGCGTGCCGTAGGTGATGGGGACCGCCGGCTGCTCGTGTACCGGGTTTGCCGCGGTGTCGTTGTCGAACAGCCAGCTTGCGCCGTTCGCCGGGTCGGTGGCGTTGCCCAGGACCGGGTCGACCGTCGTTCCGGTTCCGCTGGTAACTGCGCAGCGGCGCGCGACAACCGAACCGACAGCGGGCAGGCCCTGGGTCGCGAGGTTGATCTGGACCTCGCTGGTAGCTGCCGCTTCCGTTTCGGTGATTTTCACGACGTACAGGCCCGTTCCCGCCTGCTGTACTGTGATTGAGCTTGCGTATGCCATGGCGTCCTCGCTTGTCGTCAGGGTATCACGGGCGCGTCTGAGTCAGGGGATCCTCAAACTTGACAACCTCGAAAACCCAGGAGTCTCCTTCCCAGGTTCTCGACGTGATCAGAACGAACTCCTCGGACCAGCTTTTGCCGCTGTCGGTCACGCGTCCGACGTCGCCGACCTGAAGCGCGCCGTAGTGCCAGGGCGCGCGGTAGGTCGTCCGCTCCCTGGCCATCGTGTCGAGCCTCGACCGCCAGGCCAGGATCTGGTCAGCAGTCGCGTCGTCGTACAGAAACGACGCCGTGATCTCCTTGGACGCCAGCAGGTCGCTGCGCGTCTGCGCCTGGTCGAGGTACAGCGACAGCGATTCCGGCCCCTCGCGCCTTGGGTTGCCGTCTGGCTGTGCTGCGGCGCTGACGTCGGACAACCAGGTTCGCGACCGTCGGTAGCTATTCGACCGAATGTCGAGCGCGTACCGGATCGTAATCTGGTTCGGTACGTCCTCGGGTTCTGTCACGAGCTCGACGCCACCGACCGGCGACCAGTCGCCAGCGCCAGCAGCGTCTGGCGTGTCGATCACGTCGACGTAAAAACCCTCCTGGCCAGCGCGCAGTTCGGGATCGTAGATGACTGGCGTCAGACCCTGGCGGGTGAACCGGTATGACAACGGAACCAACGGCAGCAGGTGAGTCGAGGCAACGTCCCAGGCTGTGCTGTCGTCGTTGACGTAGCCGCCGATCTTCATGCTGGAGAAGTATTCGGACGCAGCCAGCCAGGCCGGCAGGTCGACCTCCAGCGCCGACAGCGCAAACAGGTACGCAGCAGCGCGGACCGGGTTCTCCAACCCCTGACCGAACCCAGACGCTGCCGTGTCTGGCCAGGTCGCGTAGAACTGTTCGTCTGTGCGAGACAGACCAGAGGTAGTCGGGACGACAAACGACACCGGCGTGTTGTGGCGATCTTCGATCACCTGAACGTCGCGCGTTTCCTTGTTCCCGCTCTGGTCGAAGACCTGACAGGTTGCGCTGTTGACTCGACCCAGGGCGATCAGCAGTTGGTTTGCCTTGCCTGCGCCGTCTCGTTCGAGCGCATAGACCGGCGACCCTGGCGCCGTAGCGATGCCAGGCGCGCCGAGGACGAGGGGCATGATCTTCCCGTCTGCGTCCTCTGGCGGCGGACCAGGAACAGACAGCGCGCCGCTAAACCTGCTGGAGTCAATCACCAGATCCGGCCGCACGACAGGACGGCGATCGGTCCAGGGGTTCTGGCGCAGCGTAAACTCCAGGAACCCAGGCGGCTCGCCAGGGACGCCCCAGACCGGCGCAGAGATCCCACCGCTGATCTGGTACCAGAGATCAGGGTGCGCCAGCTTAGACTCTGCGACCTGGAGGCGCCGCGCGTCCTCGCTGCAGAACGTCAAGAAGAGTTCAGCAGTGGCGTACAGCAGCGAATGGCCTGCAGCGCGCAGGTCTGCGACCGACTCTGGCAAGACGACAGCCATAGACGCAGTCCGGTTCGGAACGTCGGTGGCGCTGAGCTGCAACTGTTCAGTCAGTTCCGGCGCTGCGAGCCCACCGACGTACGACAGGATCAGCCCTGTGCCGTCGTCGACGTTGACGGGTTCCGTGGCGATTCGGTAGACCGTCCCGGCGTAGTGCAGGTCTAGCAGCCAGATCGGGTACGTGCCGACGAAGTCGGCTGGCTCCTCGCGCCTCATAGTTCCGGCTCCAGCGTGACCGTCGCCACGGTGAACGTCTCGTCCTTGCCTTCGTCGCCGTAAGCGCTCGTGATGTTCAGACCGTTCGGCGCGCGTGCTGGGTAGACCTCAAACCAGCGCGTAAGGTTCCGGACGTCGCTGGGCGCGTTGCGTTCGATCTTCGGCAGGTAGACCAGGGGGTGACTGCCCAGCGCGTCGATCTCGTGTTGGAGATCGTAGACGGTAGCGGCCCAGGTTGCAGCGCCCTCGACGCCTGCGCTCGCTGTCGTCGTGACGTAGGTGGGTTCCGCTGTGCCGTCGTGGAACTGGCGGGTATCGACTCCAGCAGCCCAGCCGATCTCGACTGCGTAGCCAGACGGCGCCGGCTGGCCGGCTGTCACGCTGCCGTCCTGTCGAACGTTGTACGCGGTGCCGAGCTGCTGACTGATCCGCCGTCCCCAGTCCGGTACCTGACCAGAGACCCAGACCGGGCCCAGTTGCATTGTCCCAACCTCCAGGTGTCCCTCGACGGTGTCCTGGGCGTCAATCACCAGCCGAAACCCTGACACGACGTCAGCGGCTGCCAGTTCGAACACGACACAGACCTGGCGCGCGGACAGGAAGCAGCTACCCGACGCCGGGTCGGTCGCGTCGATCTTGTCAACAGCGACACGGACCCGCGGGCCTGCCGTCGCACCTGTCGCCCAGCGGCCGCCGCGGTTGGCTTTGATCCGTCGGACGATGTTCCCTGTGAACGGGCGCCAGTCCCAGCCGACCAGTTCCTGGCCTGCGATCTGCTTTGTCGTGTCGCTGTTGGGCAAGATGGACGCGCCTTCGCGAGTGAACGACAGAGCCCCGAACCCTGCGCTAGCGTCAATGTCTGCGATCTTCGACCAGGCGCCGCCTGCGTAGCCTTGAAGTTCGCCCGTCCTCCAGTTGATCCCGTCCAACCAGAGCGCGAACAGCGGCGCGCCTGGGTGCGACTCGTCCGTCCCAAGCAGCGTACGGTCCAGACTTACCGCGATCTTCTGCTGGGTCGTGTCGTCGACCGACCGCCAGCGGACCCGCGGCGACCTGGCGTAGCTCGGCCAGAGACGTTCCACGGGGAACTGGTACGCGGTCTTGACCACCCAGGAGTCGTCCCGCATTGCAGGCCCGTCAACTGCGCGAACCTCCAGGCCCTTCGACAGGTAGACCGGACGCGTGGACAACGGCGTGAGGCTAAGCGCGTCCGGGTTGCTGGCAGTCGTCCATGTGTGCCAGTGATGATCGGAACCCGTCAGGCAGTTGGCCGTCTGTAGGTCGCCGGTGCTCCAGTGCGGGCCCTCGAACAGGTCGATCTCGGCGATCTGCGTCGTCGAGGTAAACGCGCCGAACGCGACCCGGTTTGTCCCGACCGTTCCGCCGTCGTCCGTCAGCGAGAAGGTACCCGCCGACGTCCAGCGCCGATCCTCGCTGCGGTTCCAGGTTCGGTACCAGACTTGGCAGGTAAACACGCTGGACGTCTCGTCTGCAAAGACCGCGACCCGATACTGGCGCGTCTCGTTTGCCAGCCCTGTGAGGCGCGCCAGTTGGCCGCCGCTGACCCGGTCGTAGATCCCCAGCTCCGTCGTCGTGAGGAACAGACCCAACTCCACCCCGCGCGATCCGTCGTCCACGCGGAACGTGAACGCGCTCGTCGGCGTTGTCGACGACGCGCCAGCGCCAGACCCCTTTGCCGCGAATTGGGCGCACAGCAAAACGTCGCCCGTCTTGCTGTCGGTCGCACTTACTGCCAAGTTCCCAGCCGACAGACCGTCGCCGCTGCGCAAGCGTTCAAAGCCTGGCTCCAGCGTGTTCGACGTCGTTCCAGTCGTGCTGGCCGTGTACATCGTCAGATCCTGCGCCCGCTCGATGGGGAGCAGCGTGTAGACCCAGGGAACGCGGTTCTGGAGACCAGCGTACGCAGACCAGGGCGCGACGGTCAGATCGCTGAAACCGCCCAGATACAGCAACCCCACCGACTCGTCGTTGTTGCCTGTCGCTGCTACCCAGGTGTGCGACAGCAGCAGCCGGCCGCGCTGCCAAGTTCCGGCGAACTGCGTCAGGTAGGCGTCCTGGTGCGAGGCGCCGCCGCCTGCGCGACCGATTCCCCAGATCGACCCAGTCCCGTTCGTCAGCAGGTCGTTCGTCGACACGTTTTCGAACGTCAGGCCGTCGTCCTGTGAGAAATACAGTTCGACCCGCTGGCGGTCGTCGTTCAGGGTGTCTGCAATGCGGACCAGCAGGAACAGCAGGCCGACGTCGTCAGCGACCAGCGCCAGATCGGCGTCCGTTTGTCGGACTGGCGTGCTAGCTGTCGTGCTGACGTTGTTGATGCCCGTCGACTCGAACTGGTTCAGGACGTTGTCGTACGCGCTCGCGAACCGAACCCGGCGCAGCAGTCCACCGCTTCCGGTGTTGTCTGCCATGACTGCGACGAACTGCCCCGCGTGCGCGATGACTCGGCAGCGTCCTACGTCCTGGACGCCTGCTGTAGCGTCCAGCAGATCGATTCGGTCCAGCTTGGTAGCAAGGTTGGCCGAAGCCCACTGCGCCAGGGTGTCGGCTCTGTCAGACCCTCCACTGGCGACCGCCTGCCAGAGATGCGCCAGGACGACGACTTGGCCGTCCTTGTGCGCAGCCGACAGCGACCGCGGCTGGTAGTTCGCGACGCCTGTGAACGAGATGGACGCGCGGACGCCCAGCAGTTCGGTCGCCTGCCGTCTGGCTACGCTCCAGGTCGCGCCGCCGTCTGTCGACACCTGGGTCCGAATGAACAGGTTAGCCGCTGCTGCGCCGCTGCCTCTTGCCCAGTGCAGACAGAACAACCGATCGCCAACCTCGACCAGGCAAGGCGTAAACCCCTTCCCCTCGTTCGCTCCGTTGTGGATCACGACTTGGCTCTGGATCGTCCCGTCGGTGCTGCGACGCCAGGCGACGACGTCGCCGGTGCTGGGCTCGGACGCGACGATCACGACCTGGTCGCGGTAGGCCGGCGTCGTCAGCGTGACGCAGTCGGTGTGCGTGTACCCGTTGCCCGTCACCCATTCGACAGCCTCCCAGCCGGTCAACGTGATCGGGATCTCGCGGCCGCGGTAGCTGTTGGCGCTGTCTGTGCTCTCCTTCCAGACAATCCCGGCAGCTCGCGCAGACCGTCCAACAGGCCCCCCGTCGACCGTCAGGACGTCGACAGACTTTCCGGCCGTCATAGTTCCAGACGACAGCAGGAGCGCCTCCGTGTCGCGTCCTGGCGACGGGCGGCCAGGGTAGGGGGACTGCTGGCCGAACGACGACTCCGCGTTCCAGAGCGCGTCGACCTGGCGCAGTCGAGGGTCGGGCAACAGGAGGCCCTGGTACTGTTCTCGGTTGTTCGCTGACACTACCAGCCTCCCTGGCCCTGACGGCGCACAGAGTTTAGCGCGCGCGAGTCTGCGCCTGGGCGCCGGTAGGCGTCACGCCTTGCACGTTCATAGGTTCGACCCTCGTAGGACGGGATCGCGACGACCTGGACAACCGGCTGGCGCTGCCGTCCGTCCGCTGCGTCGATCTGCCGTCGCATATCGCCCAGGTCCTTACCAGCCACGACCAGGTCGCCGGCAGCAAACGAGGCAGACCCGCCGCGCGGCAGGCTGACAGGGCCCGGCGTGTCGTTGAACGATGGCTCCTGGGCCGCAATGATCCCGACCTGGGCAGACGTTGACGCAGCGACGCCAGCCGCTGCAATGGGTCCGAAAATCGGTCCGAGGTCCGCCAGCGCTCGCGTCACTGCGAGCGCGCCATTGATGATGGCCTGGCTGATGGCTGCAGCCTTCCCAACTGCGAACATCCGTTTGGCCCCTTCGATATTGTCCTGTGCCATCTGTTCGGCAGCGAATCGAGAGGCGTCTGCAACGCCTCCAGCAAACGTCGACAAGGCCATCCCGTTTTCTTGAATCTGCTGTTGCCTCGCCTGCTTTTCTTGTTCAATGCGCGCCAACTCTGCGCGGCTAAACCGTTTGCGTTCTCCCTCAATGAAAGCCAGTTGTTCCGCGCGGGTCTCCTGTAGTTGGCGGGTCCGGTCTGCCTCGATGGCGTCGCGCGCCGCCTGGCTCTGCGCCGTCACTTGGTTTAGGATCTCGAACTCCTCGACCAGCGCGAGGCGTTCGCGGAACTCTTCGTTGATCTTTTCTTCGGTCTGCTGAAAGGACGTGCGCGGACCGACTGCAGCCAGGTCGCGCAGTTGTTCAAGCGTTCGGATCTCGCGGTCGGCTGCGTCCATTGCTGCCAGTGCTTCCGCCTCGACCTGCGCCTGTGCTTCTGCAAGTGCGCGCGCTGCGTCCGCTTGACGCTGCATTGCTGCTGCACTGCCTTCTCGTTCTTTTGGCTCGCTTTGTCGAAGTTCGCTGTTCGCCTCTGCCAAAAAGAGCGCGCGCTCCTCGTTTTTGTTCAGTGCGTTTAGGATGTCCTTCTGCTTTCGGATCCGCTGTTCGACCCTCTCGCGTTCTTTTGCCTGTTCGCGAATCCCCAGCCCGGACGCCTTGATCGCCTGCCTTTGCTTTTCCAGGTCTGCGATCTGGCGTTGGATAGCGTTTCGGCTTGCCCGGAACCTGCTGGATAGTTGCTCCTGTTGTTCCGAGAGTGCTTGCGCGTCCTCTGTTGTAGAACCAGAAAGGACAGCAAACTCCCGTTCCAAAGCGCGAACGGCGGAACCAGTGCGACCGAACACTGACTCCGCACGCGTAGCAGCCTGGGCGGCCGCCTCCATGGCCTTCTCTGCCTCCTCGACCTGACGGGCGGCGACCATATGCGCGACGCCCATGGCGGCTACTGCGACGCCTACAGGCCCTGCAATGCGCAAAACTGACCCAAGGTTTCCGCCAAAAAGTTCTGTAGCGCGTGTCACGCCCTCCAGGCCGCCGCCCAGTTCCGCGACAGACGCCAGCGCCTTCTCTGCCTCTGGCGAGACCAGACCGATCACGCCTGCGACGGCGCGCAGGGACGACTCTGCGTCGCCGCTGGCGTCTCCGATCGTTTTGACCCCTGCGCCGACCTGCTGCGCGGACTTGGTGACGCCTCTGGCGTCCTTCTGCAGCGCCTTTGTGCCCTTGCGAATTGCGGCTGTAGCGCGCCTCACCTCTGCGCTTGTCAGGTCTGGTATTTCGTTCAATCGCTTGATCATCGGGCCCAGATCGGCCTCAAACGTCAGCGATACGCGATCCGCTTTTGCCATTACTGCCCTCGCGCCAATGCTGTGATCTCGTCCTGCAGACGGTCGACGACCTCTGCGGCAACCTTCCGACCTGGACGCCTGACCATAGCCGACCAGATCGAACGACCGGCCAGCACTCTCTGGGGCGCCCCTGTCCCGTGACTGTTGAACAGGTTCGTCGTGTAGACCCGGACCAGGCCCTGCGCTGTCGACGTCCTGCCAAGCGGTGGCAGGTTTAGCGCCTCGCGTTCCGCCAACTCTCGCGCCCGTTTGAGGAACACATACCGACGGACCCCTGGCGACTCGACGTCGTCTGCGTAGTCTTCTGCGTCGCGTGCGATGCGTTGAACCTGTTTGATCTCGCGTTGCAGGCTGGCGCGGTCGCGGAAACTGTAGCGAATGAACCAAGCGTAGCCGCGACCTTTGAACGTCGTAGCCGTGTTCTCGATCCCGACCCTCAGCTTGCTGCCCTCGACGACGTCAAACAGTCGGAACGACCCGCGGCTGTTCCGGCTGCGACGAAAACGAACAGGCCATCGGGTAACCGCTGCAGTCATTACCGGTCGCAGTTCGCGCTTTGACTCGCGAATGACCAGAGACGGCGCGCCCTTGGCGGTCTTGTCCAGCGCAGCGATCAACCGGTCGTCGTCGATCGTGATCTTAGCGGGTCCGTCTTTGATTGTTCTGGGCATGTTCTGACCTGACGCGTTGATCGGCCAGGAGGAGCGCCTGGGTTTCTCTCTCCAGAGAATCGAACCAGGCTGGCGGCTGGCCATACTCGCGGCAGAGCGCAAGCACAGCGCGGATCAGTCCGCCTGCTCCTCTTGGCCTTCGGAGAAATCCGATGCAGAGGCGACCTCCTGTTCTGTGACCGAAGAGACAACTACCCAGGCCCGCGCTTTTGCCAGCTCACGCCCCAGATCGCCCAGGGTCATGCCTGACTCTGGATAGAGCGCGTCGAGGACCGTCTGGCCATACTGGCCGACGTCCTGACCCAGGCGCAGCGGCCGCGGTCGCTTCCTGGCAGGCCAGGCGACGTCGTCAGGCCAGGCGGCGCGCAGACACGCTGCAGAGACCGCTAGCACCCAGCCGACGTCCTTGGCTCGCGGGTCGTCTGGATTGACCGACAGCGAGACCGCTGCGGTAATGCCGACCGGCTGTAGGGTCGCCTCGACCTTTCCAACCTTTACCTGTACTGGTTCCATGGGTGTCCTCTTCGTCAGGGTAAACAGGCGCGGCCGCTACTACAGCGACGGGATCAGAACCGTTCCGTCTGCGCTGACTGGTCCCGCGATCTGGAACGTGAAGGAGATCGTGGACGTCTCGCCTTCGGTGATCTCGATCGCAGTCAGGAACGCGTCGTCTCCGGTGAGGTCGCGAGTCTCGGCGCCAAAATCGAAGGAGAAATCAAAGTTGACGGCGGGGTAGTCGCCGATGAGCGACGTAGTCGACTGAAACCCTGCGGTCTTGCCCAGGGCCAGGATCTGGAACGCAGCGGACGGCGCAGCCAGGATGGCGGAGACAGAGATCGTCGGGTAGGCCCGCGCGCCCTTCCGAATGCCGACCGTCCCGCCGCGAGACTGCGACACAATCGCCTCCCGTCCGTCTGGGACAAGGTTGGAGAACGACAGATCGCCCTGGCTCATAACCAGTGTCGCGCTGTTGCTGTTGTCGTCCGTGATGGTGAAGGTCCCATCGGTGAAGTTCGCGGGAATGTTGGACATAGGGGTGTCTCCTTTGCCCTACTGGGCGACGATAAACCAGAGTGTGTAGCTAGAGGCGGTGGAGCCGGTTTCGGTCACGCGCAGGTTCGATGCGGTCGTGACGTCCAGGCCAACCGACCCGAAGTCTACGCCCATTGTCTGACCGGCTGACAGAACGATCCCGTGGTTGTTCGTCTCGAAGAACGGCAGCGTTCCGCTGGCCGAACCGTCGACGGTCACCTGACCGACCGCGCAGCGAATCACGAGACCCTTCAATTCGTCCGCGTCGATCGTCTGACCCAGGACGTCTTTAAGCCCGCCAGCCGCCTTCAGGTCGTAGACCTTGGACGTCCCGCTGCTCAGCGTGTTGGCCTCCAGGTAGACGCGGTCTACCTCGCCGCGGTCAATGCCCTGGCGCCAGCCGCGGCCGCCTGGCGCGTTCTCCAGCTCGTGGCCGATCGTCTGGCTGTGCGGCGAGTCGGGTTCCAGGTCGGCCTGGCCTTCGATGCGGAGTCGAGCGGAAAGCGTAGACATATCAGGCCCTTGGGATGCGGGTCTGCAGTGTGATCATCGTTGTAAGCCATTCGGCCGACAGCGCGTCGATCTGGTACGACTGGCAACGGTACCGAACGCCGTTCTGGCCTCTGTAGCCGTCCAGCCAGGCCATAGCCGCGCGAGTGGCAGCGTGGACCCTTGCCTGCCCCACGCTGTCGTCGTCGGGTGTGAACCGGTGAACGATGACCAGTGTGGAGTCGTGCACGAAGTGCGGCGCTGTGGACGTCGCAGGACCCAGGTCGAACCAGACCTCCAGGTGCTGCGATCCTCCGCGCTCTGCGTCTAGGAACCGCGCCTGGCGGAACCCGTCAGCAGGCCCGTAAGCAAAATCCGAACAGTCGACGCCCTGGAGCCCTGTATAGACCTCCTCGATCACGGTCTGGTACGTCCTGGCAGCGTTCAGACCCACTGCGGCCGCCCTACCGCTACCAGCGAGATGATCGGTGTACCGCTGCGGCGAGTGGAACTGTCGTCGGTGTCGTACTGGAACCGGAGGCGCGCCTGGACCCGCTGCATATCAAAGTGCAGTTGTTTGGACTGCTGGGCCCAGGTGCTGTCGGGTCCGAACGAGATCGTGCCCGTGCAAAGTTGGAGCGCGCGCGTCAGGAGCCAGTCGCGGTACCCTGTCACCTCGCGAATGTTCCAGGGTTGCTGGCCGTCCTCCAGCAGACGGCGGATCAGCTCAAAATAGGCCTCGTCGATCTGCGGCTGCCATCCCTCGCCAGATCCGCCGCGGTCGGTCGACCCCTGGGACTGCGGTACCCGGTGCTCCAACTCAGGCACGCGCGCGTACAGGTCGCGCTCGCTGATGACGTTGGGCGGAACGTACTTGACCAAGTAGGCCGACTGGCGGAAGGTCGGGTAGACGACGCCCGAGAACGTCAGGGTCCAGAGGACGTCCCAGCCTGCGCCAAGGGTCTCCGACGCAGCCGGTGCGAGCGTATAGGTCGCAGTCGAAGAGGAGACGGCTACCGGCTGGTCGGAGACGAGATCGGTACCGTCAGGCCGGCGAATGGTCACCTTGCCAGAGTCAGGCGTGACGAGCTGACCGCCCGACCCGTAGCGGATCGGTGCGGTGATCGTCTGCGTTGCGGCGCGTTCCAGCAGGTAGGGCGCTGGACGTGAGAACGCGTAGGTCGCCTGACGAATCGCCATCAGCCCACGATCGTGTACAGGATGATCACGTCCATGCTGCCAGAGTCCAGGCCAGACGTTGACCCGTCGCCAAAGTTGTCGCCGGTCGCGGTGAACTTGGCCTTAACTGCAACGCCAGACGCAGACGGGTTGGCGCCGTCTGCGCGATACTGACCGGCAGCGGGTCCAAAGACGTCGGTCGACGTCTGGAACGCGTCAGGGTCCGACGCCGTACCGATCTCCACGGTCACGTCGGAGATCGATCCAGCGTCTGCGAACGTCACCAACAGGTCGACCAGACACAGGTCGATCTGAGCGCCAGTCGGCAGCGTGACCAGGTCAAGCGTCGCCGCGGTCGCTGCTGCTTTGAGTTCGGAAAAGTCGACGCGGATCCGCGCCTCCTGCTGGTCGCGTCCGACAGGCCGGTTCGAACGGTAGGCGGTGGGCATGGGTCTACTCCTTTCGACGGCGCGCCGTCTTCGGTTTGGGCTGCGACTCTTCGACCAGGTCGGCCAGGTCGGGCGGGACGTGTTCGGTAGGAAGGTGGGAAAGCAGCTGTTGGAGCATGCGCCGGCCGCGCGCGTCGTCGCGGTCCTGGGCGGCTCGAATGCGACGAAGGACGGGCGCGACTGCGAGCTGAATCTGGAGATCGACCAGACCAGCAGGAGAAACGATCTGCAAACACTGCGCGAGAAACGCCTTCCAGCCTTCGCGGTCGTGCTCCCAGCTTGTCAGATGCCCCAGCTGCTTAGGGCGATGCCAGGCGTCAGAATAGTAGACGACGCCACGGCCGCCGCTGACGCCCTCGTACCGGTCCAGGTAGGTCGACACGGGCGACCCGGCGCGCGACTGTCCGAAGGCCTCGCAGGGCAGATCATGCGGGACCGGCTGGTAGCCGTTTGCAATCAAGTTCCCGACAAAACCCTGGCCGCGGTTGGTTCCGGCTGGGTTGCCCTGAATGCCTGGAGTATGCCAGGCTTTCGCGAGTTCCGGCAAGATCACCCCGTCAAGGCAGAACAGACGCGTCGGACTGACGCAATAGGTCCAGGCGTCGCGCTGACCTGGCAGGCGCAGGTCCTGACGGGAGAAACTGGTACCGCCTGACAATGCAGGCGCGGTGCTTGGCTGTTCGCCGATTGGCATGGGTTGATCCTCTTCTTTTGGTAAAAGACCCGCCGACAGCAGCGCCGGCGGGTCTGGCAGGGACTACGACTTAGGAGACGTAGCGAATGGCGGCCATGCGGCCGTTTTCGGCAATGCTCACGCCGTTGTACGCGACGGTCTCGATCATGCTAACGGAACCGCCAGGGCGCCGAAGTTCCATGGAGTAGAACCCAGCGTTGACGAGGACGTCAGCCTCGCGGGGCAACGCGACGGTCTGGTGCTTGCTGATCACAGCGCCATCGGTCAGCAACAGGCCGAGATCGTCGCCGCTGTCGGTGTCCAGCTCGCTGTTCAGGTAGACGTCGACGCCACCGAAGGAGCCAACAAACCCGCCAGCGGAGGCGTTCGCGAGAAGCTGCTGGATCTGCGGAGCCATGGCGACAGCGCCACCGAGGGACAAAGCGTCGTCAGCCAGATCCTTCGCGCCCTTGACAGTGACCAGAGCCATCGCGCGACCCTGTGCTGCGCCGCGGTCCTTGAGGTCCAGGATCCCCTCGTTCAAAGCGGACCAGGTCAGCGGGACGCCAGTGCTGCCGATCGTGTTGGTAGCAGAGGAGGCGAGCGCGGCGATCTGGTCTACCAGGCTGTTCACCCAGACACGGGTTCCGTCGTAGGCCAGCAAAGCCTCTGCGGTCGGTCCGATCTCGCCCATCAACTGACCCTCGGACAGCGACCGCGCGTAGTCGGAGACCTCGCGCGAGAAGGCGCGACGGGCAACTGTCACAGCGACGTTGGTCGTAGAAAAGTTCGTCGCGGTGGCAATGTTGCCTTCGGTCGTTGCGGCAAGCTTCCCGCTCCCCAGATCAGCGAAGGACATACCGAAGCCCAGGGCCCCGATCATGTTGCCGACGCCCTGATCCCGTGCAAGCATCGCCTGCATGACCGGGTGGGCGGAGGCTTCCATGTTCTTGTTCGCAGCGGTCAGCGCGGCCTGAATGCCGCGTGCGGTCACTGCGTTGTTTGCGTCGCCGATGCCAGCGTTCGAGAACCATTTTCCAGCAGCCATGATCGTGTACCTATTCTTGCGCGACGGGTACACGGTTTACGCTCGGCAGCGGTGCGCTCGCCTTGACGGTAGCGGTTTAGCGTCAGCGCGTCAAGCGCCCTGAAGCGACCGGAGAACGTCCTCGATCGACGCGTCAGCAGGCAGCGCAGCCAGTCGGTCCTCGACGTTGGCAGGCTGACGACGGCGCGCGCCCTGGTCGACCTGTGGCGGTCGGGCCTTCGGTGCTGCTGCGGCCGGCGTTGCCTGCTCTGGCAGGTACCCCAACAGCACCCGCGGCACCTCGACGGCCGGTGCGTCGTCTGGGTTCGCAGCGTGCGCCGCGTGCCCCTCGACGACCTGGGACCACCAGGCGGCCGGCGAGTCGCCGCGCGCGTCTGCTGGCTGGGCCTCCCATGCCTGACGCACAGCAACGCGGCCCAGGTCGTCCTTGATCCCAGCGCTGACGAGCTGCAGATCCTCCTTGTGCTTCTGGGCGATGCCTGCGACCTGCGTCGCCGTCTGGGTCTTCAGCGCGTCCATCTGGTTTTCGTAGGCTTCCTGCAGGGTCTCGACCTGGCGCGACAGTTCGGCCAGCTCTTCGCGCGCCTGGTTCCTGGCGTCGATGGCCTGGCGGAACCGGTCGTACGGTACGCGACCGCGGCCTCCGTAGTCGTCGACGTCGTCGCCGTCAGACTGGCGAGACAGAGCAGAGGAGACAGCGCGGGAGACTCGCGCGGCCAGCGTTTCTGGGTCCAGTGCGTCACTCATTGTTGGGATCCTCTTCGTTCATTGGTTCGTCAACGGCGCCAAGGGCCTCCGTCACTTCGTCGCGGAAAAGACAGCCGTAAGGCTCCTCCGACAGTTCGACCTCGACCAGGTCGGTTTGGTTCGACAGCGCAGCGACCCGGCGCAAGATCTCGCTATCCAGCCGGCGCAGTTCGGGGAACGTCTGCGCGATCAACGCGTCCAGGGCGCGCTGTTCGTATGCCAGGGGCTCGCCTCCGGTCTTCTCGAACCCGATCGGCAGACCCAAGCCGGCCATGGCGTTTAGTTCGTAGTCGCGAATCGCCTTGCCCAGCGTCTCCATGTCGGCCGCTGGCGCGTCCTGCCAGTGCGACCCTGGCCGGTCTGGGTCAATGTCGACCCACTGGAGGACGGTCTCCGGTCCAGTCTGGAACCCGGTCTCCGACTCGACGGTGGAGTCCATGCCCACCAGGGTCAGGCCCCGGACGTTCCGCTGCGGGTGCCCGCTGTCGCGGACACCGGACAACCAGTGCGTGTACAGCGTGCAGACTGACAGCGTCGTCTGGATCAGCGGGTCGGTCTGGTACGGGTGCCGCGTGTCGCCCACGACGACGATCCGATGGTAGGGCGTCCCGTCTGCGTAGCGCCAGGGGTACGCGTCGCCCTCGAACGTGTCGCCCAGGACGTCTGCCGTGCGGTCCTCTCCGCCGATCTCGACCCGGTACGACGGCGCGCCCAGGTCTGTCAGGTCGTAGACGTCGACCGCGACGACCTGCTGGCCGCCCATCGTGCGGAACCGCTCGTGTCGGATCACAGTTGGTTCGAGCGGGTCGTGGCTCTGGTAGTGCAGTTCCAGGCTGTCAGGCTTGACGACGTCGAGGTACACCTGTCGCGCGCGCTCGCTGTAGCCCATGAGGACGCCAGCGAAGCCAGCGCCCAACCTGTACTTATACGCCTCTGTCGCTGCGCTGATCAGCGTCGACGGCATGGGGCGACCGCCTGCCATGCCGTACAGGTCGACCGTAGTGCGCGCGCTCTGGTCGCCCAGCAGGGTCGCCAGTTCTGCGGACAGACCGTCCACCAGCGGGACGGGGTGCTCGTGTGCCCGGTTCACTCTGCGCGTGAACCCCAGAAGCGTGTTCCGGGTCATATCGAGCGGACCGAGAATGTCAGCGCGGGGGCCCAGTTCGGCGCGCGCGCGCAGCCTGACGTCCTCGAAGTGGGCGCCGTCAAGGATGCGAACAGCGAGCGCGACCTGCTCGGCTGGCGTGCGTGACCGCCAACCGCGGTACCTCTGGAACATGCGGGCCTCCCTTCAGTGCGCGACGCCTTCAGCCATCGGAACAGCAATATAGCGCAGCGCGTCGATCCCGTGTTTGTTTGGGTCGGTTGGCGACGTGCTGCCGTTCCACTCGTTCAGGTCTCGGATCAGGTCGTGGCAGGACGGGTCAACCGAGAACCGCGGCGGGTCGCTGATCATCATGCGATGGAGGATTTCCGACGACTCCCAGACGCTCTGATCAAACTTGCGGGGCGTTCGCATAAAACGCAACGATTTCGGCAACTTCTCGCTCCAGCCCCGCGCCCGCGTGTCGTGTCCCAACAGTTCCGCGATCGCAGCCTTCAGACGGGTGTTCGATTTCTTCCCGCCTCGCTTGTCCCCATGGTGGGCTCGGTCTCCGACCCACTGATCAATGTCGCCCAGCGCGAACCCGCGGGACTGCAAGAGGTCCAGGATTCCGCGCGCGTCGTCCTTCGTCTGGGTCCGTCCGTCGCCTGACCATTCGCCCAGAACATGGACGGCGCTGTACAGGCCGCGGCCGCCGCACGCTGCCAGGATGACCCGCTGGGATCCGGGCTTGCTGCCGTGGTCGATTCCGACACCAAGGCGCCAGCCGGTCAGGTCTGACAGCGGCCGCTCTTCGACCAAGTCTGCGCGCCATGCAGAGAAGTAGGCCGCATCGCGTTTCGGGGTCCGACTGCGACCCATTCGCATATCGGCTTCCACTTTCGACAGGCCCGCCTCGAACTGGCGCAGCTCGTCGGGTGTCATCCAGGGCAGTTCGACCAGACCGCCCCGCGGCGTGACTGCGTCGAGGGTCAGCGGGACGTGGATCTGTCCTGCCCAGGGTCGGGTCTCGTCGTCGACCAGCGCCCAGAGGTAGTCGACCTTTGCAGCCGTTCCCAGGGTCGGCGTGAACCCCTGGAACATGCGACCGTCTCGACCCAGCAGCCGCGGCCAGAGTTCGTTGTAGACCGCTTCCGGCAGCGGTTCGTCCGTGATCACGACGTTGGCGCGCGGGCCTGCGAGGTTCGCAGCCTTAAACGTCCCAAGGCGCAGCTCGCCGCCAGCGCCAGGACCGCGGACGATGTCGAACACCTGGAGGCGTTGCCCTTTCATTCCGCCAGCTTCGTACCGGACGCCCTCCTTCAGCCAGTGCCGCAGGCGGCCGCCCATCATGTACCGGATCGTCGACCCAAGCTGGCTCCAGGTGTTCCCAGCCAGGATCACGGTTTGCGGTCCTGGGCGCTGCCAGTGTAGCGACCCCTCGATCGCACGCGTCGCCAGTTCGGCCAGCCCTGTGGACTTGCCAATCCCGTTTGCGCCCCAGAACACCGTAAGCTTGTACGGCGACCGGAACAGGCGCTCCTGTGCGTTTGTCCAGCGCGCCGTCCGGTCCTGGCGCTGCGTCCTTGCGTCCAGCAGCAGGTCGCGCGGAGGAGGCGAGATCAGGCGGAGTGTCATGGGTTCCCCTTCGGTGCGAACAGCGAGCCCTGGACGCTGGGCCGCCAGGCCGGCGCGCGGTTCAGGGTCACGATCTCGCGTTGCTGTTTGCTGAACGTGCGTTTCTGGCCGCGGCGTTCGCCGGTGATATCGACCTCGAACCAGTCGCCCGTCAGGTCTGCCGACAGTCCGACCGCCTCGCTAATCGCGACCGTCGCACCGGCAGCAGCCCAGCGTTCGGCCAGTTCGACGACCTGCGACCGCGGCAGGTCGTGCGCGTACCCTGTCGTGTCCTGGTATGGCGGGTCCATGTAAACGACGACGCCAGGCGGCAGGGTCGGCGGGTCGACCTGTCGCGCGTCGTCGCAGACGGTCGCGTCGAGGTCCGACCGCACGCCCTCGACGGACGCAGCCAGCGGTTCGATCGCTGTGCAAAACTCCTCGCCTCCATGGGTCGTTCCGCCTGCGCCAGTGTTCCGCCAGGTCGACGGGTCCAGGTTGATCAGCCGGTTGGCGGTCAGCAGGCGCGCGACCCTGGCGACCTCTTGCGGGTCGACCTGTCGGGCGTCCGGTGCGACGGTCGCAGGTAGGCCGGTCGCCATGGCTGCCGCGATGCCTGTTGCCGAGACATGACGACCGGACGAGCAATAGGCGTCCAAGCCGCCGCCCATCCGAAAGCCCCAGTCGATTAGCCAGCGCGCGACCTCGCGCGCGTCCGCTGGCGGACACTTTGCTGGACCCTCTGCGCGCAGCCGTTCCCAGAGCGCCCGCGGGTCCTCGTCCGCCCAGCCTCGAATGATGGCCGCGGCAGCCTGCGCCAGCTCGGCGTCGCGGTACGCCTCCAGCAGCAGCCGAACCCCTGCGTCTGGCTCGCACCAGAGGTAGTGAGCTGCGCGCTGACCTGGACGCAAACCCAGGACGCGCAGCAGCGGCGCCGCATAGCCAGTCTTCGCACCCATGCGCGAGACAGGCGGCCGCGCAGTCAGGCCCCCATGGAGCGCCAGCGACAGCGCAGCGGTACCCGCGCAGAGTTCAACAAACAGCGGGATCGGCGCAGTCATGGCGATACCGTCAAGGGGGGAAAAGCTGTCACGCATTCCCACCCCTCCGACGCGAGCAGGCGCAAACCCTGAAGGGCGCCCGCGGTCATCCGACACGCTCCCATCGGAGCTTGACCTGCAGCGGATGAAGGTCGACCCTCGGTCTGTCTTTGCGACTCCAACTCCCGCCGCCGGCCTCTCCGATCAGCGTAAAGCCAGCGCCGCGGAGACTGGCGCCGCCCTCCTCCGGCAGCGTGTACGTCACAAGCCGACGGTAGCCGAGCGCCCGCGACGCGCGCCAGGCTGCGCCGTACAGCTTGCTGCAGGCGTTCCGTGTCCCGTCTGTCGCGACGCGCAGGACCTCGACCGTCCAGCCGTCCGTCAGCATTCTGGCGACCGGCCGGCCGACGATGCAGACGCCTACGATCTGGTCGTCCTTCGCGACAGCGATCTGCAAGATTGACCCGCGTGGCGGTCGGTGATGCCGATGGGTTCGGGCGACCCAGGCGAACGCCTCGCGCTGTGTAATGGGTACGATCTGCAGGCTCATCCGACACGCTCCAGCAACAGCGCGCCGTTCGAGACCGACAGCGCGTAGCCGTTGCGAGCCAGCCAGGTCGTGACGTAGATCTCCAGGTCGTCGTCGGTCGCTTGCTGCGCGTCCTGTTCGACCTTGTCGCGCCATTCGGCCGCGGTCAGGTTCGCAGCGTCGTACGCGACCTGGTCGGCTGCGCGCAGCTCCTCCAACTCCTGACTCGCGCGAGCAACGGCGCGCAGGCTTTGAACGTACGCGACCGAACCCGGCCGCGCCTCCTCGACTGCGAGCTGCGCGCGTTCGAGCAGCCACTCCGCACGCTGGCGCGGGGTCATATCGACCAGGGCTGCGGCTATGTTTGCGGGATCACTCACTTTTTGCTCCCTGGGGGGGTTGTGCGGCGAGAAAACATCGAC